TTCTACAATTCTAACGAGTCCTCTGGGAGTAACAAATCAACCCAATGTAAAGAAAACGACTCTTGGTGATTAAGAATGACAGATCAGGAAAAAGCTGAAGATTGCAATAAGTACCAGAAGTATCTTGCGGATATAAGACTGCCGTTTGAGTCTATGATTGACAACATCATTACCTACGTCAACCATTCCCGAAGAAAAATCGTTGATAAGGAATCCATGAAAGGTCAGAAAACAGGAATGGAGATTTATGACGGGTCGGCGATGATGGCGAAGAATCTTATGGTTGATGGTATGGTGGGTTATCTTTGCGGCAGGAACCTTCAATGGTTTTCTTTTGGACTTCCGGGAAAGTTTAATTTCCCCCGCACTTCAGCAATGAGGCACTGGTCGGGAAAGAAGATGGACGAATACCCTCAGATTAAAATGTTTTTGCAAGATTGTGAGGATGTCCAGTACTCGGCCTTTTTAAGGTCTAATTTTTACGATGTCATTCCTGAATTCATTTCTGACGGTGCTACAGCGGGGACAGCGCATTTAGTTGTCGAAGAAGAAGTAGGAGTAGGAAGGATAGTTTTTACAGTACCTCATTTTAGGGAATGCTTTATAGCTGAAAACCAGTGGGGTCGTGTGGACACCAGATACAGGGTTTACAAACTGACCCTATGCCAGTTAGCAGATAAGTTCGGAAAAGAAAAAATGAAGGAAATTGACGCGAATTTTGAAGCTGCTTATGACAGTAACATGTATGCGGAAAAAGAAATACTTCATGCTATCTACCCAAGAAAGAATTATGACGAAGGAAAAATAAATAACAAAAACAAACCTATCGCGTCTTTATGGGTTTACCGCAGTCCGCTTAAACTTATAGAAGAATCAGGTTATGATTGGATGCCGGGGATTTCGTGGCGGTGGCGAAAGAACAATGATGAATGGTACGGGAGGTCACCTGCTTGGGATGCTTATGTGGATATACTCACAGCAAACCAACAGGGACGCTCAAATCTTATAGCTGGTCACAAGATGGTAGAACCTCCAATGGTCGCACCTGCGGATTTGAGGGGACAGGTTAATATGGGTCCTAAAGGTTGGACATGGCTTTCCACTGGGATAGGAAGTGTTCAAGACCGCGCTCCTCGTCCTTTAGTGACGGGAATTCAACTCCCTTATTCTGTAGAAGCACAGGTAAGGTCGGAGAAGATTATCAGGGATCATTTCTATGTTGATTTCTTCCTTCAGATGACACAGGCCATGATGAATAAGGTCGAAATAACGGCTACCCAAGCTATTGAGATGATGGGTGAAAATGCGGCTGTATTAGGAACAAGAGTTGGGATGCTGAATTCTGAAGGTTTCAATCCTATACACGACAGGGTTTTTGACATTGAAATGAAAGCCGGAAGGATGCCTCAACCTCCACAGATACTTTTAGACATCGGTGCAAATATCGAAGTTGAATACATGGGACCTCTTTCAAGAGCGCAAATCCGACTAACGAAGTCGCGTTCAATACAGGCTGGTTTGAATATGCTAGGACAGATAGCAAACATTAAGCCGGAAGCTATGGATGTTGTTGATTGGGATGAAGCACTCAAAGAATCTTTAGATTCGACTGGTTTCCCTGCTAAACTTATCAGAAATGATGACATGATTCAGAAGATTCGTCAGATGAGACAGAAACAACAGGAAAAACAACAGCAAATTGAAAATGCTCCTAAACTTGCGAAAGCGGCGGCGGCAATGGGGAAGACGGCGCAAGAGGGTAGTCCTCTCCAAGCTCTGATGGGTGATCAGAATGGATGAAGAAACCCCTGAAGAAAAATCTGCGAGAGAAATACAGGACAAATACCGATTCGTATTCGGTTATGATTTGGGATTAGAGGTATTGAGGGATATTTTAATAACCTGTCATTTTGGAGTTACGTTAGACCCTGATAACAAAGTTCAGATTGCCGAATATAATGTCGGCATTGTGATAGCGGCAAAGTCCGGTTTTTTAGATCGGGTAAAAAATTTATTGGCTTTATAAGCCTAATAATTAAGGAGGGTTAGTTATGTTAGAATGGTATCGAAAAGGTGCGGATATTATTTTCGAGGATGTTGCCGGAAAAAATTACGGGCAACTATTAAAAGGCAATTTCAATGCGACAACTGCTGGTTATGGGTTACAGGTCAACTCTAATCGGACATGGATTGAAAGAGGTAACGCTGATGATGGTGGGAAAGTTGTTTCGGGAACAGGAGCGGCTTATCTTTTTGCTTCCCGAAGACTTCTTTTAACGGCAGTTCAGACAGGGAATAACTCATTCTTTGGCGGCTGTGATAGGTTGAGCATTGCTTCGAATTGCAGTGGTGTAACGGGTATTAAAGCGGCTCATTGGGGATTTCTTGAGTTCAAGTCCGGCGGTCATGCCAATGTAGCCGGTGCAGTACGGGGTGATATTAAGTTAGTCAGCGGTTCTTATGCTGGTGGAATCGTATCCTGCTTTCTTGCAGCTTGCGAGGATTTAAGCGGGACGCATTCAGCTCATGTGACAGTTATTCATGTGCCAACTCCGCAAGCTGGCACATTTGATACCTTCTTGGAGCTTGGAGCGATTTCCGGTGCTTATGCGGCAAAGAGTTCAATATCAACGGCTCATTATGGATTGCCTGTTTCTGTTAATGGTGGGACGATTTATTATATCCCGGTCTGCGAGATGTCATAATGAAACTAGACAATGAAGAACAAAGAACAATACTTCTTGATTGTATCAAGAATACTTATTTTCAAGGAACAACGGAAGTATTAATGAAAGTATTAACAGACATTGCTAAATTACAACAAACCGTTGAAAAGGCGGAAATAATAATTAAGGAGATTAAAAATGAGTGACGATCAAGGGAACCAAGACTTAAATCAAAGGAATCAAGATCAAAGTCAGGCATTGGGATGGAGAGCGGCATTACCTACGGAATTTAAAGAACATGAGTTTGTCAAAGGATTCAGCAAGCCGGGGGATTTTGTCAAATCGGCTTTGGAAATTAAGACAGAAAGAGACACTTTAAAAACCAAACTGGATAATTCGATTCCCAAACTTTCAAAAGATGCCACAGATGAACAGAAAGCCGAATATAGAAAAGCCATAGGCGTACCGGAAAAAGCTGAGAATTATGAGTTCTTGGATAAAGATGGTAAACCTGCGGACAACAATACTTCCAAATGGGCGAAGGAAACATTCTTCAAACACGGAGTCCCTGCTGAGATAGCGAAAGGACTTAATGCTGATTGGAACTCTTTTATTGAGAATATTGTAACGACTGAAGTTCAACTGAGAGAGAAACAAAAAGGAGAAGCTGAGACAAAATTAAAAACTGAACTTGGCGATAAGTATGATGCCAGTGTTGAAATGGTCAAACGGACTTGGAAGAAGTTTTCCAATTCTGAATTTGACGCTTTCGTTAATGAGACAAAGATCGGAAATGATCCAAGGCTTATCAGCTTTATGATTAACGTGGCAAAATTAACCGGAGAGGATATAAGTCCCCTCGGTGGCCCGTCAAAAGGAGAAAATGAGACAAATTGGTATCCCAATACTCCTGGACTCAAAAAGGCGGATTAATATTAGGAGGTAAATTATGACTGCCGTACTTGGTTACAAAACTTTTATGGATGTGGTCAATAGTTACACAACCCTTGACGCAAAGGGTGTCTATCTGGAGATTGCAGAAGTATTAAACAGAAAATGTCCTCTTTTGGGAATTCTTCCAATGGAGCCGACTAATTTAATTATGAGTCATATTGGGACCCGGCGTTCTACCCTTATGACTCCACAACCACGAACTTTCAACAAAGGTATCGTGCCAACAGCGACACATACAACCCCTCTAACGGAAGGGATTGCTATGTACGAGGATTATTCCGAAGTGGATAAGAAATTATGCGACATACAGAATGATCCTACCCAGTTCCGTAAGGACGAGGATTTGGCAAAGATAGAGAGTTTCCATCAGTCTCTTGAATATGGGCTTTTCTATAACTCTCTTACGTCCGATGGGCGTATTATAAACGGTCTGGCAACAAGATTCAACAGTCTTTCAACTTATCCCAATGGCGACTCTACATGGACTTACAATGTGGTTGATGGTGGTTCAAGTGTCACCAGAACTTCTATATGGCTTATCGAATTCGGGAAAAAGAAAGTCTATGGCCTTTATCCGAAAAATCTTCCCGCTGGTCTGTCGCATCGTGATCTTGGAGAAGTCACGAAGGAATCAGGTTATTCGGAATCCGTTGCCGGTTCGTTGTATCAGGTTTACCGGACGCATTTCTCTTGGGACATTGGTTTGTTTATTGCGGATGAACGCTGTGTTCAGAGGTATGCAAACATCAATTCCGTAGTCGGCGGAGCAAATGAATTTGACGAACAGCAACTTATTACTCTCAAAAATCAGCTTCCGAGTATGGGTGAAGATGCTGGAACGTGTATAATCTGCAACCGTCAGATTAAGACACAGATGGACATCCGCGCAGTCAGTCAGAAGACCAACACCTACTTTACGCAGAATGCGTCAACTGGTGATGTGTGGGGGAGACCGGTAACGAGATTTCAGGGTATTCCTGTAATCGTGGCGGAAATGATTGGCAACGCAGAAACAGCAGCTTCTTAACTTAAATAAAGGAGGGCAATAATATGCCTCAGTCAGATTATAAACTTTGGATTTTTGGTAAAGCTGTACCCACGGTGGGAGTTGATCTCTGTCACTCCGCTGCGGAATACAGTTATACAGCGGAGGATTTGGTTGATTTTGGTTACACCGATCCTCATGTGGAAAGGGGGGGCAAGTTTGGACTTCATGTTATTATCAATGAAACCTTCACTACCGGCAGTTCTTTAGCCTCGTTGTTGATTTCGATTGTAACCGGTACTACATCTAGTCCCACCACGAAATTGACAGGAAGGACTTTTTTAATAGCCGATCTTGTCGCGGGAAAACATTATTACATTCCCTGTGCGGGTAAAGTACAGAGGTATCTTGCTGCTTATGCAGAACCCAATACCGGTACTGCAACCGCAGGTCAGGTGTGTATGTGGTTTGGGCCGGATGAAGACGGTGCAGAATAACCTTTAACGAATAAGGGGGGCAATCCTGCCCCCTTTATTAAAACGGAGGTTATATGGCCTACGACCAAGTTGGAATTATTAATATTGCGCTGTTAAGAATAGGCGCAAATATCATTACTGATGTAGATGATAACACGGCGAATGCAATCAAAGCTAAGGCTGTGTGGGATTATATCTTTGATGAATTGATGTCAGTAAGAGATTGGCGGTTTGCAAAAATAAGGGCAATTCTTCAGAAATCAGCAACTGTTCCTGGATATGCTTATCAATTCGCCTATCCCTTGCCTGCTGATTTTCTGCGCCTTACTAAAACCCGTCAGGCAACTTCAAAAGGAATTAATCCTTTGGTGTATTCGGTAGGGTATTGGTATCCCTATA